GCCCCAATTGCCCGATGGCACCCCGGTGACCTATCAGCAAGGTGGCGTTCTCTTCCTGCAACGCTATGTGTACAAGGTGTATGGCTTGGCCTTCGCTTTGACCAAAGTGTTGGTGGAAGACGGCGACCATATCCGTATCGGTCAAGTTTATGCACGCCACTTGGCACAATCCTTGGTGGAAACCAAAGAATTGTTGTCAGCCAACGTGTTGAACGTAGCCTTCAACAGTGCCTATCCTGGCGGCGACGGTGTGTCTTTGACCAACACCGCTCACCCCATCGTGAATGGCACCTTCAGCAACCAGTTGACCACCGCCGCCAACCTGTCTCAGACCTCCTTGGAGCAAATGCTGATTCAGATCCGCCAAGCAGTGGACAACAACGGCAAGAAGATTCGTTTGGTGCCCCGTCAATTGATCGTGGCTCCTGGCAACATCTTCCAGGCCGAAGTGCTGTTGAAGAGCGTTTTGCGTACCGGCAATGCCAACAACGACATCAACCCCGTCAAGTCTATCGGCTTGCTGGACGAAGGTGCCGCTGTTCTGTCGCGTCTGACCAATGCCGCCGCATGGTGGGTTCAGACTGACGCGCCTGAAGGCATGAAGCTGTTGATGCGCCGCCGCCTTGAGAAGACCATGGAAGGTGACTTTGAAACCGACTCCATGCGCTACAAGGCAACCGAGCGCTACACGGTCGGATTCACCGATCCCCGTGCAGTCTACGGTACACCCGGCGTGTAAAGTGACAAGGGCTGGTGTAAAAAGCCAGCCCTTTTTTTAAATCTGATCAAGCTTTTCAAGGAGAAGATCAAATGCCTCAATTTTCCGATGACCTATTTTTAGGCCCTGCCCAAACGTACATGGGTACGGGACTTCGCAACTACAGCACCACCGCAATTGGCGGCACTGGTGGTTCTTCCTCTACAACCCTGACCGTGACTGCTGTGGGCTTTGGCGCACCAATTACTGTCGGCATGTTTGTTGACGGCACTAGCGTGACCGATGGCACCTACATCACTGCCTTTGGCACTGGTACTGGTGGCGCTGGCACCTACACGCTGAACCAAGCAATCAACGTGGCAAATACTACTGCGTTGACTCTTCATGATTTAGAACCTTTTGACAATCCAGCCCCAATGAGCTTAGGTATTGGCCCCTTGGGTCGTATCTACGTTTGGGATGTGGTTCCTCAGGCCGCTGTTGCAAACAACATTGCCGCTTCACAAACTCCTGCCGCCGCTGGTTCATTGACCTTGACCGCTGGTACTTCTGTGAGGTCGGTTGTTACAAATGCTGGCGTTACCGCTTTGTCGCTTGATATGCCTCGCGGCGTCAGCGTGACAACTGCAACTGCCGCCGTTGCAACCTTGTCGAGCGTTGTGATTGCAGGCACTGGTGGTCAAATCACCTTTACCTCGCAAGCAGGTTTGGTTACTGGTCAGCGTTTGACCATCTCTGGCACTTTGGGCGGCACAGGCACCATCACTGGTTACACCAACCCAACGACCTACATCCTGACCGCTGTGACAGCAACTTCTGCGACCCTGACCACCACGGCAGGCGCGGCAGTTGTGACCACCGCAGGCACGCCAACAGGTTTGACCTACACCTTGGGTGTGGCCCCTGTGACTGTGACTGTGTCGGGCTTTGATGTCTACGGTCAAGCAATGAGCGAAGCAATCACCTCCAGCGCGGCTGTAAGCACTGCCGTCAATGGTTTGAAAGCCTTCTACCTCATCACTTCTGTGACGGTAAGTGCCGCCACCGGTACCGCTTTGACTGTTGGCACAACCAACGTGTTGGGCATTCCGGTTCGTGTGGCCAACGTGGCTTATGTGGCAAGCGTCAAGAGCAACAACACCCTGGCACAAGATGCCGGTACGTTTGTGGCCGCAGACACTGCAACCGCCACGACCACCACTGGTGATGTTCGCGGTACATACACCCCCGCAACCTCATCAAACGGCATCGTTCGCACGGTGATGGCCATTGCCCTACCCGGCATTGCTGTTGGCCCTAACGCAACTCGCGTTGGTGCTCTTGGTGTAACTCAAGCCTAATAGGAGGGCATCATGGGTCAATTCAAACCGATGGTCAAAATGATGACCACTGAGCCTTCAGTTATTCTGAAGCTCAAAAAAGGTGGCAATGTTCACTCCAAGATGGCAACCGGTGGCATGGCAGGGCACAAAGCCATGCACTGCGAACCGGCTGACTTTGAGGCCGCTGAACACGGCAAAGCGCCGAAAAAGCCTTCAATGGCTGATCGTCGCAAAGCAATGAACCCCAACCAGTATGCCAAGGGCGGCAAAGTCGCTCACAAGCAAATGGGTGGGATGATGCCTGGGGCGGCAATGCCTGCGGCTCCTGCGGCCCCTATGGCCGGTGGTATGGCTGGTGGTATGCGCTCCCCCATGAGCGCCATGAGCCCCACTGCCCTGGCCGCTATGCCTGCTTCCGCACGCATGTCTCGTGCCGCCAAAGTTCGTCGTGCCCTCACCGGCATGAAGAAAGGCGGTTCGACCAGTGCTGACTGCGCCAAGCTGGAAAAAGAACTGAAGCACCATGAATCCATGTCGGCCAAAAGGGCGCATGGCATGGCTTCTGGTGGCATCATGAAGAAGGCCAGTGGCGGCATCATCATGAGCAAAACCGGCAAGACCAAAATGGTCACCGCCAAAAAAGGCATGACCAATGGCACCACGGGCGAAGTCAAAGACGGCGTTCCCGGTGGCTACAAGTCTGGTGGCGGCGTGAAGATGGGCAACGCAGGTGGTTTTGCAAAGGGTGGCAACGTCGATTGGGAAAATCGGCCTGCCAACACTGCTAAACCCGGCGTGACCAACACCACCACTGGCGGCGTGAAAAACGGCAATGGCGGTGGCTTCAAGATGGGAGGGCTTGCCTCAAAAAAAGCCTACGCGACGGGGGGAACTGTTGACACAGGCAAACCCGTTGCGATGCCACGCAAGCCAGCTTCACGTCCAGTAGCCAACACCATGCAGTCCGGCACCTTCAAAAAGGGCGGCAACGTAAAAAAGTTTTCTGAGGGGGACGCTGTCATCGACAGTGAAACCCGTCGCATGCAAACTGAAAAAGACGTTCAAAAGAGGGAAAACCAAGCGATGCGTGAAAGTATCCTGGGCGCTCCCAAACGCATGTATGAAGGCGTCAAAGGCCTGTTTGCCAGCAAACCGGAAGTGCCTGCTGGGTCAGTGACCAAAACCGAGAAATCGGTCACGGTGACCCCCAAGCGGCGCGGTGGTCGAGCAATGTGCTGAACTGAGTGGGGGCTTCGGCCCCCGCTTTTAATCGGAGAGAGATATGTCAACATTGACGAATGTATTTGCTGAACACGCAGATGCGACGGAAGTGATTTACGCTGGCGCGGCAAACCTTGCTGGCTATCAGCTTGCCTCTGGCGGAGTTGCTGGAGAGATTGTGTTTCGTGATGGTGGTGCGTCAGGTACAGTGCGCTTGCGCGTAAACATCACAACCAACACGGCGGTAATTTCTACGCTAATTCCCGGCAACGGCATCCGCTTTAACACAAACATTCACGTCACATTGCCAGCAAGCGCGGCAGTGACCATTTTCTGCGGGTGATGTATGCCGCTCATCAAATCCAAATCACCCAAGGCATTCAAGTCCAACATCAAGGCTGAAATTGCCTCTGGCAAGCCCCAGAAGCAGGCCGTGGCCATCGCCTATGCCGTCAAGCGTGCGGCCAAAAAGGCTGACGGCGGCGGCGTGAAACAGCCCAACTTGATCAAAGATTTGCAAGCCTATGCGGCAAAAATTAGCCGCCCAGGCCCTGGCCGTGCGGCATTGATGGCCAAGGACAAGGCCGCAAGCCAAAAGCGATTGAAGGAAGACACTGCTGGGTTGTCTGGGCTTGAGAAGCAACATCAAGCCATGAAGGCCAAGTATGAAGGTCTTGGCGGTAGCGGCTACAAGATGGCCGACCGTGAGCAGAACCTTTCCCCGGCCGAGCGCGAAGCTCGTGGCATGGAAACCGAAATGGGCAGACTGTCCAGCAGAATCCAGGCCGCAAAGAAATCCACCCCGTCCACCTACAGCAAAGGCGGCAAGACAAAATCTTGTTGGTAATTTATGAAAAAGGGTTTGTATGCAAACATTTTTGCAAAAAAGCAAAGAATTGCTAAAGGATCTGGCGAAAAAATGCGCAAGCCTGGGACTAAAGGTGCGCCAACTGCTGAAGCCTTCCGAGAGTCAGCAAAAACCGCCAAAATGAAAACCGGCGGATCGGCAAAAAATTCTTGCTGGTAAGCCATGGCAAAAAACAATTTATCGGTGGCCAAGTCTTTAAAAAAAGCTGGCTTCTATGAGCCTTCTAAAAATAAATCTGAACGGCTGAACATCATCAACAGTGTAACGACCAAGCCCCAGCGGTTAAAAATGGTTGAAAAATTGTTTTCAGATAAAAAGTTGAAAAGTGGTGGGGGCGTTTCCCTGGCCGTTGGCCGTGGTGAAAAGCTTTCGGTCGAAAAAGGGGCGGGTCTGACGGCCAAAGGTCGGGCAAAATACAACCGTGAGACTGGCTCTCACTTGAAGGCACCCCAACCCCAAGGTGGGTCACGCAAGGACTCCTTCTGCGCCCGTATGAGCGGTGTGGTGGAGCACTCCAAGGGTGATGCGCCGAGGGCCAAAGCATCATTGAAGCGCTGGAATTGTCCCGGCTGGTAAAGGAGCAAACATGACCAAAGAATCACTGCCAATTTCGGTTCGTAGCCTGTACACCAAGACCTATGCAAAGCATGGAAAAACAATTGGTCAATCAAAAGACGCCATGAGCAAGGCGTATGAAGCCGTTGAAAAAAAACATGGCAAAGACATGATGGGCAAGCTCAAGGAATTTCACAGTGCCAATGAGCGCGGAGAGTCGGATGGCATGAAGCGTGGCGGATCTGCAAAAAAGAAACACCAAAACTGGTGAGGTAACCCATGGCATACAGCGGAACCGTTGGCCAAACTGTCGTTTCGGTACAGCAATTCATCGACCAGGGTGCCCGTCAAGCGGGAAAACTGGCCGAAGAACTGACCGTTGAGCAGGTTCAAGCCTCAAAGCAGGCGCTTTTCTTCATCCTCAGCAACCTGATCAACCAGGGCATCAACTACTGGGCGATTGAAAAGAAGGTCTATGGCTTGAACATGGATCAGTACGAGTATTTGCTACCCGTGGGTGGCAATGACGTGCTCAATGCCCTGTATCGCCGCATGGAGCGGCCAACTCCTGCCACTGGCGGGGCATACATTGGCTCGTCGGGAAACATTGGTCTTGCCTTTGACAACAATGTGTTGACATCGGATGCCCAAACCGCACCCAACGGATACATCGGCATCGACTACGGTGCCAACAACCCCATCTATGCAGGCTCAATCGGCATCCTGCCAGCC